CCAAGGTGATCAGGGTATTCAGGGCATCCAAGGCATTCAGGGCATCCAAGGTATCCAAGGCGAAAAGGGTGATAAAGGTGACAAGGGTGACCAAGGTGACCAAGGCATCCAAGGTATTCAAGGCATTCAGGGTATCCAAGGCGACCAAGGCCCGAAAGGCGACAAGGGCGATCAGGGAGACCAAGGCCCGCAGGGCGATAAGGGAGACCAAGGCGATATTGGCCCTCAAGGCCCGCAGGGTGTCCCTGGAACCTCTGGCATCGCTTTCGCCACCGCGCCGCTGGCTTACGACTCAGTAACCCAGACCGTCAGCATCAGCCCGAATCCGAACTTTGAATCTATCTCCATCGCTGCTGGGGGCTACGCAGGTTTAGGCCAGAATCAAGTCTTCATCGGCGACGGCATCCTGACGAACTACTTGGACATGACTCAGGGTCTTGTCCTTCAGAACGGTTCAATCACCTTCCCTGACTCCACGTCTCAGACGACGGCGTTTACTGGAACGGCCACCAATGGCCTTCCCGTCGCTGGAACTGTTGGTCAGGTTCTGACGAAGACCAGCTCGGCTAACTACGCCGCCAACTGGCAGACTTTCGTACCAGGCGACCGCTATCTGACGACCTCGACGACGAGCCTCACTATTGGCAACGGCACGAAGTCCCTGACCGTCGGCACGGGCTTGTCGTACACGCCGACGCAGAACGTCACCATTTCCTTCGACTCCTCGAACCATATGCACGGCGAGGTGCTGACTTACAACTCCGGCACGGGCGCGATGACGGTGGACGTGAACCATCACACGGGGTCGGGAACGTACTCGGCGTGGGTTATCAACGTCGGCGGCGTCACTCCTGCGACCTCCGTAGCCTGGGGAGCCATCACCGGCACGCTCAGCTCGCAGACCGACCTTCAGTCCGCCCTCAACGCCAAGGCGAACCTCTCCGGGGCCACGTTCACGGGCAAGGTCAATATGGCCACGATTGCTGCCTCGACTCCGAGCATCAACCTCGGGGGTCAATGCGACTCGGCTCCCGCCAGCGCGGCCAACGGCGATCTCTGGATTTCAAACGCTGCTTCCCCTAAAATCACCTATCGGACTGGCGGGGTAAACTACAACGTTCCCGCCCTGAACCAGTTCAACACGTTCACGGGCCAGATGGTGATTAACACAACCTCTTCATCGACCGCTGCCCTGCGTGTCACTCAGCTCGGAACGGCAAACGCCATCGAAGTCGAAGACAGCACGACCCCAGACACGACCCGCTTCGCCGTGGATCAGTTCGGCAAGGTCGGCATCGGCGTCGCCCCGGATACGACCGCCGCGCTCAAGGTCGATACGAACGGCATCATGTTCGGAGACGGTTCTACGCAATACACCGCCGCAGGTTCCCCGGGATCAATTCCCAATAATCCTAGCCTAGAAAAGATTTGGTTTATTTTTAATTATTTTAACTACATTACGTCTTGGTCTTACGATTCTATTTACAACCAGACGACGGTTTACCATACGGGTCCAGATTCGGCAATTCGTAGTTTCTCAAGTGGATTTTACCTTACCGACGGAAATTATACGTTTGGGTTGGTTAACAACGAAACTCCCGGGGTAATTATTTGGAACGGTGACATTACTGATGGGGGTCTCGGACGAAATTTATATGTGACAAACGGAGTTTCATTCCTTCAACAAATTACTAAGTATTTTAACTAACATGATCCTCGCCATCCTCTCATTCATCGCCGGCCTGATCACGGGTCTGCTCGTCATGCGGAAGCACTCCGCCAAAGCCTCCGAGCTGGAGGCCAAGGGCAAGGCCGCTCTCGACGCGCTCAAGGGACGCTGACCTATGCGGCTTCTTCTGGTCATCGCCTGGGTGGCATTGGCTGGTTGCAAGTCGTCCAAGCCAGTAGACGCCCCGCTGCCTAAGCAGCCAGACGCACCGACCAAGCCCGACGCCGTCGCCATCCTCGGTAAGGACTTGGATAAGACGGATCACCGGGTAGGTGCCGCCCTCGTCGCCATCGAGAAGAACGCCGACAAGCCGAAGGTGGTCGTCGCCGAGTCTCGCCTAGCTCAGTCTTACCTCCCCCCTCCCCCCGAGGCCGACGTGGCCTTCAGCATGGCTCGCGCAGCCAAGGGTAGCGAAATCGACTACGCCAAGCAAATGGAGTTCGGACGCAAACTCGCCACCGCCGTCAACAAGGCGTGGGAGAAACTGGAAGCCGACCAAGCCGAAGCCAAGCGCGTCTCCGACCTCAAGGATGGCCGTATCAAGGAACTCCAAGCCGAAATCGAACGGGTCAAGAAGGACGCCTCCGCCCAGACGTGGACGCTCGTCGGTGCCAGCCTCGCCGTAGTCGGCGCGTTGACCACCGCCTTCCTCGGCCCGAAAATCGGCATCCCCCTCCTGCTCTGCGGGGCGTTCTGCGGCGCGGTGCCGTTCATAATCGACAGTCCATATTTCGAGTACATCGCCGGTGCCACCCTACTGATCGCCGCCGGCCTCGGCCTCTGGTGGCTCGCCGATAAGGTACGGGATTCCGTACGCTCTAACGACCATGACGAAACGCCGCCAAAAGAGTAAGGTCAAGTGGGTCAAGCTCGGTCGCCAGCGAGCCTGGGGTCAGGCTACCATCGGCGAAGGGCTGATTGAAATTGACCCGCGCCTCGGGGCCAAGCGGCAGTTGGAAGTCCTCTGCCATGAGCAAGTCCACCTGACCTTCCCCGAACTCTCAGAAGCCCAAGTCGACCGCGCCGGCAAAGACCTCGCCGCCGTCCTCTGGGATCAGGACTACCGCCGTGTCCTGCTCGCCCCCAACGCCAAGCCCCCCAAGATTTCGTGAGCGCGGCACCTCTCAATCCCGACGACATCCCTAGGGAGGTCAAGGACGGCGTCGTGGCTGGCGTCCTAGGTGGCCTAGCGATGGTGGCCAGACTTCTCCTCAGTACTGAGCCGGTCTCGCTTGGCTGGGTAATCCGCCGTGTCCTCGCCGCTGCAATCACCGCCGCCTTGGTCGGCTATTGCATCCAAGACCATATTCAAAACGCCGGCCTAAAAATGGGCGTTGTGGGTGCCAGCGGCTATGCCGCGCCAGAATGTCTGGATTACCTGATGAGGTATATCAAGTCGAAGGGCGATGCCGAGGTAGGTGTCCCGAAAAAAGATGCCAAAAAGAGACCTACCACCAAGCGACGGAAGTGAGAGCAACCTGCTCTTCGCCGTCATCGGCCTGGTCGTCGCCGCCGGCCTCGCCGCAGCCATGTCGGCTTGGATCGCAGGCTTCGTCCTAGACCAGCTCCAGAACACGGACGCCCTAGTCATGCTGGTCACCGACGGGGGGCTGAAGTCTGACTCCAAGGACTTGGAGCGGAATATGTCCACCGCCACCCTCGCCCTCCAGTCCTGCCGGGACTTGGGCTGGGCTTTGGGCGTAGGCTGTCTGGGGGTGGGGTTGGCAGTAGTAGTCAGACTACGGAAGAAAACGCCGCCACGGGCTTCCTAGGTGGTATTGACAGGGGGCTAAACCCATAATGGCTCCCCCCTCTGCCGAAAGGTACGGGGGAGTCGTCCTTTAGTACCCCTCGGCCCTCTCGACGATGGTTTCTCTCGGGGGGTCTTTAGGCGTCGTATTTGGTGCCTTGGTAGTACAATGCCGCCCCCACCTTGCGGGGTTCGATGATGCCGTTCGTCACCATAGCCTTAATCAGGGCTTCCGCCTGGTCGCGCTGGAGTTTGTGATCCGCCACCAGTTCCTCCAGCAAAGCACCCCGGCTCAGGCGGGGCTTGGACTCAAAGTGCCGATACTGCTGGCCGACCTTGAGCAGCTCGAAACCGCCGGCCAAGGGGGCGACCTCCCAGAATACCCGGTCGTCCGAGTGCTTGAGTTTAAGGACGAGGGTAGGCTTGCCGTCGGGCGTCCGCATCCCGGCTTCCTTGCCGCGCTTCGATAGGTTGAATGAGAACACCGGCAAGTCCTTCGACTCCCGCCTGATGTTCAGGACGGCGCGGACGTAGTTCACCAACTCCGCCCCGCCCGTACCGCTGTACATCATGTCAGAGAAAGTCTGGCCATCCGTGACCTCCTTGGCCTTCGGCTTGCCTTCGTGGTGGATCAGGATGGCGATGCACCCCGTCTCCTTGAGCATAGGCTCCAGCAGCCCACGGCAGAAGTTCGTCACGTCGACGTTGTCGTTTATGTTGCCGCCGATGTAGGCCATCAGCGGGTCGAGGACGATGACGTCCAACTTATGCCGGACGATGATCTTACGGGCGAGCTGGATGATATCTGAGCCGCGCTTCGACGACTCGTTAAAGAAATGCAGATGTTGCCTGACCATCGCCTTCTCGTCGTTATTCAGTCTCATGCCCGACATGACGCCTTGGAAGGACTGGGCCATGTCGCCGACGTCGCCCTCCGCCTGAAGGACGCCCATCTTCAACGGGTGCTTCGCCGGGATGCCGAACAACTCCCGTCCGCAAGCCCATGACATGGCCATCTGCATGGCGAAGGAAGACTTGCCGATGCCGGACTGCGCGGTGATCAGCAGCGAGCCGCCCTTCTGCAACCAGCGTCCGTGGCCGATGACCGTGTTGGGGTCGTTCAGGACGTCGTAGTTCTCAAGGACATCGGTCGTGACCTCCTCGGGAAAGTCCTGACCCTCCCGCCACGCCATGAACTCGTCCCAGTCCAGCGAACCAATCTTGAACGCCACTATTCTTTGCTCGTTCTCGCC